CGCCGATCAAGGCAGGGCCAACCCAGCCCCAGCCGTTGCCGCCATGGCGGTGATGGTGATGTGGTGTGTGCAATGCGGAGCCGTGATATCCATTGGGTCCAGCAAATGCTGTGGTAGCGAAAAAAACTAGTACAAAAATTAACAGTTGTTTCATATCAGCCTCCTATGTAAAGCAGTATACAATATTTAACGTTTTAGGTCAATCTTTTGTTGACCCGTTTGATTAGATGTTGCGATCTTTTTTGGCCGCTGATTTGGCCGCAGCCGCCACAATGTCTTGAGCTTTGTTTACTGGCATTGGGACTGGTCCTTGTCCGGCACCTTTGAATTGGATCATCCCAGTATTGGGATCCAAGGGTTCTAAAATATTATTGAGTGGAGGTTGATTAATGATATCAGGCAAATTGTCAGCAGTGACGTTTATGTCCAGATCCTGTGCCAGTTTGATAAATGCGTCTTGGCTGATTTGTTTCTGTGCGCCGGTATCGGAGGCCCGCCCATCCAAGAAATTTACCAACCCCATCAGTGCATCTGGATCTGGAGTTGGCATAGGAGGGCCAATATCGGCTACCTCAAATATTTTCATTATCTCTTGGCGCGGCCCAAGGCAGCGGCTGCTGGTTCGGCACCAGGTTCAATTGGTTCGGCGGCCATTTCGTCACCTGCGGCAGCCATGTCTGCTTCAGCACCACCCATGTCAGCACCGGCAGCGGCCATGTCAGCGCCAGCAGCCATGTCAGGTGCAACCATGCCAGCATCAGGTGGAGGTGCTGTGCCAGTTACCACGCCCAAGGCCGCGTCAAGCTGTTGCTTGGTACCTTGGAGATTTTGTAACAATCCTGTTAGTGCCGCAGTAGCGTCAGTGTTGAATTGGGTAGCTTGGTCAATACCAACTTGATTCTTGATTGAGTCAACCAAGGCTGGTAGTTCTTTAAACTGTAGTTCTGATACGTCTTCCAACATGCCTTGCATTTTATCAACCATGTCTTGAGCAGCCAACACAACTTGAGCCTGTTGAATTTCGCTTTCGTTTAGTCTGCGCATTGCTCTACGCAAACGGCTTTCGGCCTGCATCATTGCGGCGCCGGCCACTAGCTTTTGTTCTTCAGGATTCAATGTTTGACCAGCTGAACTCTTTTTAAGTGCGGCAGCTAGTTTAGGATCTTTTGCAACAGCGCCAGCCACAGCAGGCGTACCACCAGCCACAGCAGCCTGTGGAGTTGCAGGAGCGGCACCAGCAGGAGCAGTACCTGTAGGTGGAATGCCAACTGCTTCTCTGAGCTTGCTGTGCAATGCCTGTTCCATCATGACCAATTGAAGATACTGTGGATTACGCTCGCTGGTATGGCGTGCGCTGGTAGCTCTATGCTCACCAAGAATGCCACGCACCTTGACCAACATTGCCTGCGTTTGGCGGGGTGTTAATTGGTCAAAGCGAATGCGGCCACCAAAGTAACTTTCAAATACTTTGGCAATTTGCTTACTTGGCGTTGGGGCCGATAGTTCTTGCAGTTTCATTATTGAATCCTCTAATTTGTATATATTTAGCTTGGTTTACACATTTTTCAAGTTCGGTTGATACACTGTTGTATCGATCAATCTTGGTTTGTATTTTGGTATTTACTATCTCGTAAAATACCTCGTGTTTGCCACGCTCGCCCATGCTTTTTCTTGTGTAAATGTCTGCCGCTAATGCTTGTTTTTTACGGTCTAAAATCAAGATCAAGTTGGCCAGGTTGTACTGTTGACAATTGTCGGCACTGCACCAAGCCAAGGCTGCTCGCTTGCTGACAAAATTGTGTATTACTCTATCCCATGTTCTAACCACATGATCAGTGGCAGTGCTTTCAATGTAGTATCTGCCAAAGGCAATCAAGTCGCCTTTGTCATCGGTAATGATGAGATTGTCAATATTTTTACGAAGTTCGCGCTCGGCGAAACGTTCAAATTTTTGATTTTGTGTCATTTAAATACGTAGTGAGTAAGCAACCAGCCCACTGTTGCTGTCAAAGCACCAATTACGCCAATGCCCCAGTTGATCAGTTGATTGTTGCGTTGTTCACTCATTCGATGCACCATGCCATGTACTATTTTGACATCTGATTTGATCTCATCAATACACAAAATCATGGAGTCTAATTGTAGTTCCAGCGCTCGGTAACGTTCAGCACACAATTCAACGTGTGCTTCCAAACTTTTCTTTTCAATGTCAGTTGTGTCTACCATGATTACTCCAATATATTATTTATTGATTCAAACCAAATATTTTGATCTGCGCCCGACACAACAATGGTTGGGGCAAGGCCAGACTGTTCATTGAGATTAACAATCATGGGCACACCATTGCAATCATTTTTGAGCCCAATAAAACTGTCTTTGTGTCCAGACTGCCCGAACACACTTTCACTTTCACTAATAAACTCAAATTGCCAAATACCGTCCGTGCAGGCTGGCTTTGTGATGTCCATGGGCTGTGTGCGCAGGCCAAAGATCTGCATCAAGGTTTCCCAGTTGCGCTGTTGATTACGACTGTGATTCCAGTTTTCCTGGCTGCTCACAGCTTGACCAGCTTGGTCCTGAAACGGAATCTCACTGGGTCTAAAATGACCAGTGACACCAGTATAGGTACAATCAAATTTTGTTTTACATAAGATCTTCATCTATGGATATTTAAGGCCAAAGGAAAACCCTGGAGTTTTTAATTCCAGGGTTAGCGTGGTTAACTAAACTGATTACAGGTTAGTGAAGCTGGCTGTAGCAGAAACGTTGGCAGTTGGGATGCCAATGTTCAAACCACCAGTTGCGTTGGCTGTTTGAGCAGCCGCAACTAGAGTAGTTGTAGTGTACGCACCGCTTGGATAGATAGCCAAGCTGATTGTACCAGCTGTAGCGCCGGCTTGGTAAAGTGCGATTGTGCCAAGTTGTTGAATCGAAGTCAACACGTTGTTCAAATAACCGTTTACGTTACCAGCGTTGGTAAGTGCGGCGTTAGCTGTCAAAGTGAAGAAGTCAAGTTTTGGACCTTGAATTTGAACTGGACCTTGAGCGGCCACGTTGGCTGTGCCAGCGATGGAACCGTTTGCTACGTCGATTGCGAATGACGGTTGTGTAGTACCGTTTACTTTTGTGAAAATTGCCATGTTAAAGCTCCTTAATATATGACCTTATCGGGTCTGCTTTTATTTAGTCAAAACGGAAAAATCACGCCTGTTGAGGATTATTTTGAGCACGATTTTGTGCGGCAAATGCATTGGGATCAAAGCGATTTACTGCTTTGGCATAGCCTGCAGGGGTGGCCATGACCCAGCCTTCTTGTCCCGGATGCTCTGTGTCGGCTTGTTTCAACAGGTACATTTTAACATCGTGCAACAGAATAAACGCGGTAAATGCTGCCGCAAGACCTTGTTGGTTAGATGTGGGACTTTGCAGGTATTCCACAATGTTGCGGAACTTGCTGGGAGTGACTTTTGTCTGTAGCCAGTCGCCAAACTCAGGCAATAGTGTAGCACCGTTTAGTGGAGTTCCCACTTTGGTATTGATAAAGTCCACGCACAACTTTGCTAGATCTGTGATCTTGTGTGCTCGTAGTTCAGCAGGATTGAACAAGGTGTTTATATTGTTGCCATCATTCTTGATAATAGCCTTGAGCTGTTTTTCTGCGTTGGTTTCAGTTTGTAATGCACGTGGGCTAGCTGGCTTTTCCAACATCAGGCCTGGTACTTGGTTAAAGCCTACTCCACTCAAGGGCTGTCGTGCTTCGCCAACATCTGCGTACATTGAGTGAATAGCAATGCCAATATTACTGTTGCCAATGCGTTGTCCCAACGCACTCTTTGCTGGAATCTTGTACTCTATAGTATTGGGCTTGAACACATAGTTGCCAGAAATCACAGGAGGTGTATCCATATACAACAAGTCGCCCTTGACATAGCCTCTAAAGCCCTGGGGCAAACTGGCTTCCAGCACAGGGAACAGTTGTGAATATAGATTGATCAGTTCAGTTCTGTCACCCGAACGTCGGCTCTGTATGTTGGCCATCATCTGTGGGCTAGTGGCAAGACCATCATAGCCCTTGGCTTCAAAGCCGGATCCATCTGTGAGCACAAACTCACCTGTGGCGGGCTTGCGTCCAAATATCACAGCAGGCTTACCGTCCCATTTGGCTGTGACTGTACTGGGTTGTTGTGTGGAATGTTGCACAATTGCCAGCGCATCCTTGATGCCCTGTGTACCACGACGGAACACAAGATCTTCCAAGTGTTCAATGCCCTTGGCCCTGCCACCCACTCCTGCTTGTTCAGCTTCAACCAAGGCAACATAGCCGCGGTTTACAATACGGTCACGCAGTCGGGCCAGGAAGTTTGCATCACTTTCGGCCATGCCTGTTTGTGGTTCTTGTAGGCCTTCACGTTTGAGATATTCTCTAAAGTCTGCTAGCTTGGCATCACGGTCGGGGTCATTGGCCAGCGCCGCATAGATGCTTTCAACGTTTTGCAAATTGCTACGATCAGCACGTCCGCCCAGCAACCACTTTGCAGTCTGATCAGGATCCACGCTGACAACTTCGTTGGTGGTGCGGCTTATAACGCCATTGGCACCAACTTTGAGTCCTAGTTGTTTGGCAATTGAACTCATGAGCACATTGCGGTTCATGCCTTTGTAGACAGAATTAGCGCCACCGCCATAGTAAAAAATACCCCACTCTACATTGGGGAAGAACATGAAATCAGTTTGTACATAGCCCTGATTGGGATCACCATTAACAGGAGTTCTAAAATGCACTTCGCCAGCTTTCTTGACCCACTCACGTGGATCCAAGCCTTGGCTGGTCACATACTGTGTGAGCAAATTTGCCAGTTGTTCTTTTGTGACTTCGTTGGAGTCCACAGCAAGATCTAAATCGCCCGACGTGGGCTTTTTGCCTGTGCTACCCAACCAGCGGCCCGGAGTGTTGGTTAGTGAATCAATTTCAGCTGAGAAGTTGATACCAGTCAGTGCTTCTAGCCACTGCACAGTTCCTGGGACGTCAGCCTGATTGATGCGCTGAGTCAGGGGTTGCCCCTGCTTGTCTTTGAATACGTTTCCGCCTTCTAGTAGTTTCATAATAATTACTTGACCTCTACGCCTAGCATTTTTGCGGCTTCTTGGTGCTTAGGATTAGTTTTGTCAAATGGAGCATATGAGCCATTACCTAAATCAACTTCAAATGTAGGTGGCATTGAGCCACGTTTGACTCTAATGTCAATTTCACTTTGTGATCCACGATCATAGGCCAAGGTATTTTGTGCTGGTGCAATGCCATCTTTAACCAATTCCACAAACGCAGAGTTAACTGCATTGGTGCCTGCACCATCCACAGTAGCTCTATAAATTGCTTCTATGTTTGTGTTTATGGCTGTGGTAATTTCTTGTGCGGCTTGTTTGGCCACAGGGTCGTCACCTACTGCACGACTTAAACTTTGATAGCTAAAACTGCCACTACTCGGGCTAATCATGCGGTTGATCATTTGCACAAGATCATTTCTAAGACTGTCTACACTGGGGGTTGTAACGTCTTTTAGCGATGTTGGGGGATTGCCTGCAGAATCTTTGCTGTTGGCCAAAAAGGTCTGTACTGTCTGTGCCCAGGCTTTTTGTAGCTGTGGTACCAGGGCATCAACAATGGACTGGCTGACTTTCATGCCGCCAACACGATCTGTTGGACTGCCTGCTCGATCACCCGGTGCCAGTTGCGGGGCAAACTTCTGTACAAATTGTTTGCCGGCCTGTTTGGCTATGCCGCCAGCCACAGATGCTATACCGCCAGCCACAGCTCCTAGTATTTCATTCACTGGCTCTTTGTTTGATGGTTTGCGGGTTATTTCATGTATCTGCATGGGTGCGTCTCACTGATCTGCTGAATTTGCCTGAATCTTTTGTGCGAATTGCATTGAGTAATTTGCGTGTTAAATTCTCTGCTTGATCGGCAGGATACTCAGCTTCAATTTGTTCTACCAAACGTATAGCCGTCTCAATAATGTTACTGGCGCGATTCTCAATTAGCAAACGGCGATCACGTTCTACGTACAACGTGTCCAGTTCTTCCAGTATGCTCCGTGTCTTTTTTTGCATCTATTCAGGGGCCTTTGGATTATTTAGCAGGTTCAAGGTTCAAATAAATATCTATAGTATCGCACAGCGACAAGGAAAACCCAATGACCAGTCAGATCAACCCAAACAACATAGATGGCAGCTACCCAGTTGCTGGCCAGCCCAATAACACACAGGGCTTTAGAGACAATTTTACCAATATTAAACAGAATTTTCAATATGCAGAAACTGAAATTGATGATCTGCAAAACAAAGTTGTTCTAAAACAAGCCCTGGCCGGTGGTACTTTGAACAACAACATGAACGACAATCTCATGTATGCTGTAAAGTTCCAAGACGTTAGTTACACCTATGTGCAAAATGCCACTACTTCGGGCACTGTGCCCTTGGAT